CTGCTATCAGACCGGGCTGCTGACGAAGGACGCGATTGCGCAGCTGCGCGCCGCCATGTCACCGACGCTTTTCGCCGCGAACTACGAGCTGCGGCACATCGCGACCGGCGGCGGGCTGTTCGAGGCGCATCCGCCGGAGACGGAGGATCCGCTGCTGCTGCGCGACGGCATTGCGCATCTGGACGCTTCCTACGGCGGCGAGGACTTCACGGCGCTGACGTGCGGGTGCATCCGCGGCGGTCGGGCGTACCTGTACGGGCGGATTTGGCAGAAGCCGGTCGATTCTGTGCTGGATGAAGCCTTATCGGAGGCGCGGCGATTGCTGTGTGAGCCGGTCTACTGCGAAACAAACGGCGACAAGGGATATTTGGCGTGGGAGATTGCGCAGCGCGGGTTTCTGGTGCGGCGCTACAGCGAGCGGATGAATAAGCACGTCAAAATTGCGACGTACCTGCGGAAATGGTGGGGCAATGTGACAATTTTGGCGGGGACAGACCGCGCGTATGTGGATCAGATACTGGATTACTCGGAGACGGCGGCGCATGATGACGCCCCGGACAGCGCGTCATGTGTAATGCGGATTTTGGATAAAGGCAGCAGGTTAATGCTGTAAGGCGAACGCAGCCAAGCCGGGCAGCCCAAAACGGGTCAAGGGGCAATGCCCCTTGCAGGGTGCAGGGACAGCGTCCCTGCTGGGGATTGGGGCAACGCCCCAACTGTTCCGCGGGCGACCAATTCAAAGGAAACCGCCACAACAAAGGTGCAGGCAGCGAAGCGTCCCTGCCAGTAACTTTGCGCGTCCTCAGACGCGCCCCCAAGCTGCTCTACCCAACATCTATGCAGTGTCGCGCCAGATGGGCGCGACCGACCTGCTGGTCTTTCCAACCATAGCTGGTCTTTCCCGCAAGCAGGGGTTTCGCCTCTGCGGAGGCGACCAAAGGGCAGTGAGAACAGACGAAGTCTGCGATCGCCCTTTGGAAACCTTCGGGTCGCCACTACCGGAGTTGACTTTGATTGCGGCTTGGGAGAACGCCATCATCCGCAAAGCGCACAACATCATCCATATTAAAGGAGGACACATGTTTACCACCTACACCTACCAAGACTACCTCGCCGCGGAGGACAAAATCGCCCTGCTGTGCAAGGCCATCGAGAAGTTCAAGGCATCGGCGGAGTTTGTCCGCGCGCTGAACGCCAGCAGCTACTTCCGGGGCGAAAATCCCACCATTGCACGCAAGACCATCCTCCGCGCCCGGAAAATCGAGACACGCGGCACGGACGGCCGCCGCCATATCCGCGCGGGAACGGAAGACGTCGTCGGCAACCGCATCGGCAGCAGCTTCCTGTTCCGCTTCGTCACGCAGCAGAACCAGTTTCTGCTCTCCGAAGGCGTTTCACTGCCGGAGGAAACGAAAAAACGTCTCGGCGCGGATTTCGACCACCTTCTCTCCCGCTTGGGCGAATGTGCCCTGCTGCACGGGGTCAGCTACGGCTACTGGAACGCCGACCATCTGGAAATCATCGAGATGGCGCGGGCGGCAGGCAGCGGATTTTTCCCCCTGCTGGACGAAATGACCGGCGAACTCATGCTGGGCGTGCAGTTCTGGCAGCTTGGCGCAAAACGCCCGATGTTCCTGCGCCTGTTCGAGCAGGACGGCGTGACCATCCTGCGCGTCAGCGGCAAGCAGGTCGATGTCGTCCGGGAGAAAACGGCGTATGTGCGCACGCTCCGCCGCGACGCGCTCGGCGATACCCTCGACGTGGAACGTCAAGGCTACGGGCGCTTGCCGCTCATCCCCCTCTACGCGAATCAGGAGGGCAAAAGCGAACTGACGCCGGCGATTCAGGCGAAAATCGACGCGTACGACAACATTCTCTCCGACTTTGCGGACAACCTCGCCCGCGCCAACGACGTCTACTGGGTGCTGAACAACTTCAGCGGCACGACGGAGGACATTGCCGAAATGCTGGAGGAAATCAGCCGCATCAAGGCGGTGGCGAACCTCTCCGATGGTTCGGGCAGCGGCGCAACCGCCGAGCCGCACACGATTGAGGTGCCCTATGCCGCGCGGCAGGCGGCGCTGAACCTGCTGGAGCGGGCGCTGTACAACGACTACATGGCGCTGGATATGGCTTCGCTGACGGGCGGGAGCTTGACGAATGTGGCGATTCGCGCGGCGATGGCGAACTTGAATTTGAAGGCGGACAGGTACGAGTGGCAGGTGCGGCACTTTATGCAGGAGCTGCTGACGCTGCTGCACTTGGAGACGGAGGAGATTCACTTCAAGCGGCAGGCGATTGCCAATGAGAGTGAGCTGGTGGCGGATATTCAGAACATGCGGCAGGATATTGACCAGCGGACGGCGCTGCGGTTGAATCCGTATATCGCGGATGAGGAGATTGGCAGGTTGGTGAGGGGAATGGTGCAGGAATAACCTAACAGCCGCTATCCCATAGCGCCGCTGAAACGCGCTCAAGCTGCGGTGCCCAAAACGGGTCAAGGGGGGGACTTCGTCCCTTTTCGTCTGCCCCTTGCAGGGTGCAGGGACAGCGTCCCTGCTGGGGTTTGGGGCAACGCCCCAACCGTTTCGCAGGCGACCAATTCCAAGGAAGCGCTCAACAAAGGTGCAGGCAGCGAAGCGTCCCTGCCAGTAACTTTGCGCTCCCGCAGGAGCGCCCCCAAGCTGCTCTACCCAACATCTATGCAGTGTCGCGCCAAATGGGCGCGACCACGCAGACTGACTTCCGACCATAGCTGGTCTTTCCTGCAAGCAGGGGTTTCGCCTTTGCAGAGGCGACGAGGGGGCAATGAAAACAGACGAAGTCTGCGATCGCCCCCGACACCCCTTCGCAGCGGACACTCCCCCACTTGATTTTTCTCGCAGCAAAGGGAACGCGGACGATTCCCCTTGCAGAAACGCTTCAACTTATAAGGAGGTACTTCCATGTCCCTGACCCGCAGTCTGCTGAAGGAATTGCAGATTTCGCCTGATGCGGCGGAACGCATCATTGCCGCTCATGCGGAATCCATCGACGCGCTTCGGCAGGAGCGCGATGCCGCACGCGGCGAGGCGGCGCAGCTCGAAAGCATCCGGGCGGCGCTTGCCGAAATGACACAGGCGCGCGACGAGGCGTGCCAAGCCCGTGACAGCGCCCGCGAGGAACTGTCAGCGCTGGGCGGGCAGTTTGATTCCTATCGTCAGCAGGTGGAGATGGAAAAGCACCAGCAGGCGCGCCATGCGAATCTTCGCGCTGCCCTGCAAAGCGCCGGGGCAAATCCTCACGCGCTGGATCTGCTGCTGCTTGCCCTCCACCCCGACGAAAGCGTGTTTGACGGCGACGAAATCACCGACCCGGACGCGCTGCTTACTCCCCTCAAGGCGCAGTACGGCGCGTTCTTCGCGCAGCCGACGCGCCTGCCGACCGACGTTGTTTCCCCGCCTGTGACCGCCGCGCCGCCGCTGACAAAGGAGGATGTGCGCCGCATGTCGCAGGAGGACATCAACCGAAACTGGAGCAGTGTCTGCTCCGTACTATCGAAAGGAGATTAATACCATATGGCTATTTCCAGCTTCATCCCCAAGGTTTGGTCTGCGCGCCTTCAGGAGAACTTCCATAAGGCGCTGGTGTTCGGCTCGCTCTGCTCCCGCAATTACGAGGGCGAAATCAGCCAGTGGGGCGACACCGTTCACATCTCCAACCTGTCGGACATTACCGTCCGCCCCTACGACCCGACGAAGGACCTCGCCGAGCCGGAAGCCCTCAGCGGCACGGACATTGTGCTGACCATCGACCACGGCGCGTACTACAACTTCCTCATCGGCGACGTGGACGCGGCACAGGCGCGCGTTGACCTGATGGACGGCGCGATGCGCAACGCCGCCTATCAGCTGGCGGAGGATGCCGAGAAGTACATCCTCGCTACCATCCGCAAGGGCGCGGGCACGAAAGTGTCCGGCGCGATTCCGACGGCGGACAAGGGCGGACTGTACGGGCTGCTCATCAGCATCAAGAACGCGCTTGACCTCAAGCACGTCCCGCGCTTTGAGCGCAAGCTGATTGTGCCGATTGCGATTGAAGGTCAGCTGCTGATGGACGAGCGGTTCGTCAACGGCTCCGCGGCGGCGGAAGCGCGGCTGGCGGAGGGCGCTATCGGGCGCGCGGCAGGCTTTGACATTTACGTCAGCGCCGATTTGACGAACGAAATCATCGCCATGATTCCCGATGCGGTCACGTTCGCCAACCAGATTGCCCGCACGGACGCGTACCGCCCGGAAAAGGGCTTCTGCGACGGCGTGAAGGGCTTGAACCTGTGCGGCTGCAAGGTCGTGCAGCCCGACGGCGTGTATATCCACACCATTACGGCTTAATCCGAAAGGAGGATTCCCCTGATGACCGTAACCGTACAGGACGTGATGCGGCAGATGCGCAACTACTTCATTGCGTCAACTTTGACCGGCACGTTCACCGTTGCGGACGGCATCATTGACCTTGACCCGCCTCTTGCGCCCGGCGCGTGGGTCGCCATCGAGGGCTCCGGCTCGCTCGATGGCGTCCACCAGCTGGACGAAAATGGGAAACTGCCGGATGCGGCGGATGGGAGCTGGCGCGGACTGCTCCATCTCCTGTCCCCGACGGCGGATTTCCTGCGCCTGTGCCGCGACATTCGCGACTGGGCGGACAAGCACCCGGACGAAACGCTGCTGACGGAGAAATTCGGCTCGTACAGCCGCAGCCAGAGTTCGAGTGCGTGGGAGAAGGTCTTTGAGCGCCGCCTGCGCCCGTATTTGCGGATGTTTCCGGAGGTGAAGGGCTGATGCTGACGGACTACTTCGAGCCGTTTACGCTGCTGAAATCCACTTCCTGCCCCGACCCCTGCGGCGGGCAGCTCCAGCAGGATGTGACCGAGCATCCCTTCCGCGCCGCCTTGGCGGATGCGCTGGGCGAAGAGGGCGAGCGCGGCGGGAAGCCGTTCATCCGCGTCACGCCATATCTGCTGTGTGCGCCGGAAACGCCGCTGAAATTGGACGACATCATCCGCCGCGAGAAGGACGGCACGCACTACCGCGTCTGCTCCCGCCCGGAGGACAGGCGAACGCCGCTGGGTGCAGGCTTTCCTTACGCCGAGGTGCGCTTGGAGAGAATGGAGGCGGACGCATGACGCTGCTTCGCGCGCTGGTCAGCCGCTTTTCCGCCCTGCTGGGCGATGTATATTATGAAGGAACTGTTCCGCCGGACGCGCCGTACCCATACGCGGTGATATCCGCCAAAATCCCCGCGGCATTCGGCGGCACGGGCGAAATCACCCTCTGCTGCTATGAGCGCGGCGGGGACAGCCACACGCGGATCGCCGAGAAAATGGCGCGGGTGATGCGCTTTTCCGGCAGTTTGGTGCACTACGGCGGCGGCTTGGCGCTGCTGCAATCCCCCAAATGCGCCATCGGGCATGAGAAGGGCGCCATCACCTTCCTGCGGATGACGATGGCGTTCACCCACTATCCGAATCAATGCTATTCCCTGCGAAAGGAGGAATTTCTTTGCTGATTTCCCATCATCCCGCGTCCGCCGAGTACTTGCAGCTGGGCGAAGGGATGCTGCTCTGCGGCTTCGACCTTGACAAGGCGCTTTCCAGCCGCGACCCGCTGGACTGCATGGCGGAGGCCGTCGCGGACGATACGAAGCGCATCGGGACAACGTGCGGCGGCGGCATCTTCCGCGCTGTGCCGCGCGAGTTCGACCCGGAGAGCGGTTCGCACCGGCTGCCGTTTGCCGGGAGCATCCGCTTGATTGACTGGCGCGTCACCCTCAGCGGCACAATGCTGGACGTAACGCCCGAAAATCTGGCACGCCTGCTGCCGTCGGACACGGAAATGGCCGAGCGCGTGACGACCCTCACGCCGAAGCAGGCGCGCAAGCCG